GCTCCCTTCGAGATATTTGCGTCGAACCGCTCGAACATTTCATCGGACATACTGTCGATGGCGTTCGGGTTCTGTTGTCCGCTTGCTCCATTCGGGGAGCGCATTGGGGACGGTGGCTTTCTCGTGGGCTTCTGGTTCCGAAGTTCCTCCGCCACATCGTAGAAGTCCATATCCCCAGACTGAATACGACGTCTGATGTCCTCGTTTGTACGGTAGGCGGCAAGAACGTCTGGGCCTCCTATGGCCTTAATCTTGTCCACCTGATGCTGTAGCATACCGATGCGGGCCGAGGTTACCGCATCATCTACAGTCCGGGATGTAAACCGACCGTTGTTGTCGCGGGGCTGGATGTCCGCGCTAAGCTGTTTCTTGTCAACAGCCACAGGGTTGCCCTGCCGATAGCGCACAAGTTCCTTTGCGGTTTCGAGGTCACTGACAGTGCCGGAAGCCACAAGCTCCTTTGCCTCCATCTCGATCTGCTTCTCCCGGAATGGGGCAAGCCTTTCCTCCAAAGCCGCGTTCAGCTTTGACTCAAAGGTCGCGTCCCATTTGGCCCTTTCTTCGGCAATACGCCGTTTGACGTAACCCGGCTCCTTGGTACCTGCGGGAGCCTGTTCTTTCTGCTCCGGCTGTTTCTCTTCTTCCGTGAAGGAATCGAGACTCTCTTCCGGTTCGCTGTCGTCTTCCTCGTGGACAATTTCCTCCAGACCGTCGTCCAGAGCATCGTCGTTTTCGAGCTCGGCGTCTACCATGATTTCGTTAGGGTCTGCCATAAGGAATCTCCTTTCGCACATCCGTGTAATCGCGGTATGTGTGTTGTTTTATTTGCAATGATTACGTGAAATCGCGTAATCTCTTGCTCTTATTATACGAACATTATCCAGAAATAATAGCCCTAATGTTCGGGTTTATGTCGGAAGCGGCATACCGGTCGGCTGTCCCATTGAACTTCGGGACGCTTCTACGATACTGCTGATCTCATCCGGCCCCTGCCCTGCCTTTGCTGATGTGGTAGGCGGGGTCCCGCTCTCGATCTGACCGCCAGACGCTCCTGCATCCGCCAGCGCGGTCGCAGTAGTGTTCACCGTCTTCCGCAGATTCTGATTAGTCTTCTGCATGGTGTCGAGCTGGGCTGTGAGCTCCTGCACCTGTTGCTGTAGCATCTGCATCTGCTCTTGGTAATGCTCATTTGCCTTAAGCACCGGCAGGATGCGGTCCTTACCGTCGAGGTTCAGCATCGTGAACAGCGCAGACAGCGGGAAGAACTGCTGGGCCTGTGCGCTCATGGTGTAGGCTTCCATGAACATCTGGTTTTGATTCGCGATCCGCTGGGGATCACGGCTGGACACCTCGATCTGAACGGTGTAGGGCGGAGGGTTCACAGCGCCCTTCGTTTTCTCACCGAACAGCTTCTTGGTGTCCACCTTAATTGCTTTCGGTTTTCCCTCGCGGCCTGTAATCAGCACCGTCCGGTCGTCATCATAAAACTGGGCCATCAGCCAGATGACCTGCTCGATCATCTCCCGGAAACCGGACTTAAGCTGTTCTGTCCGCATGGAAGACACCTTACCACCGGCTTGGATCAGGGAGTTAATGGCCTTGCCGCTTACAATGCCGCCTGTAGTTTCACCCCGGGTGAACTGATTCGCGCCGGAATCGGCTTTCAGATCACTCTGGAACATGGTCATGAGGTTTGTGATAGAGTTGGTAAACGGCTGGTTCTGCATCCACACGAGGGCATCCGTTCGGATGTTCTCGCCCTCGATGATGTCGTTCTCCCAGTTCGCCAGCGCCTCTACGTCGATACCAGCGTCTCGGCGTACCAGCAGACGCCCCTTGGACGCCCGGCGGGCGTTCATGTCCATGTAGGCCGCGTAGCGGTTAATATACCGCATCATCGGCACAAGCTCATGCACGAGACCCTCCCCGGGAAGCGCACCCTCGATCTGGTCATGCACGTCCAGCACGAACGGGTAACGTCCGTGGTCATACACGTCAAGTTGTTTCTCAAGGAGCGCACCGCCCGCGGCGTACGCAACGTTAATCGTGTACCGCCGGGTCTTTGCGTCGTAGGTCCTCCACCAATACTCCACCAGAAGCGCCCGCTTCTCATCGCTGGAGTGCTCAGTGTCAGTCTGGCCCTCGGTCTTGCCGATGTCCTCCCGGTCTCCGTCCGGTCCTACATACCGGCCCTCTTCGGGCCAATGCTCACGGAACCACGACAGCGGGTGCCAGCTTACCTTCATCACGGCACGGCAGTCTTCGATACGTTCTGCCAGCGGGTCCCACAGGAACGCCTCCAGAGGCCAGCGGATAATCGCGATCTCGCCTTTTCCGTAGGCCATGTCCCGGTCCCACGTAATCTGTGTCACGGCGGTACCGGGGCCGTAGAAGTCCTCGCACCGCTTATGGTGAATCCTGCCGAAATCGTTCGCGCAGTACACCGCATAGTGGCACAGGTCTTGCAAGTCATCCGCGGCTTCCTGCATGTTCTCCGTTTCCGGCAGTAGGCGGGCCTCGGGCATGGACAGCATCTGGTCTGCGACCACGTTATTGAACGTAGACTTAAGCGTCTGGAGCTGTAGGGTTTTCTTCCCGTTCTGCTCTATGGTCTTTTCGTCGTCCTGCTTCGGGTCCTCCATGTGAAGTATCTGTCGGCACTCCCGGGCCGTTTCGTGATACGGTTTGTTCATCTGGGAGAAAATATCAAACCGGTCGTAGATGGTTTCTACCAGCTTTTTGTCCTCCGGGGACAAGGGTTGGTCTTCCAGAAACATTTCTTCCAGCTCTTCCGCGATCTCATTATTCGTCATCTAAATCACCTCACAAAAATAGGGCACGGCGGTAAAGCAAGGGCAGGAGCTAACCGCCTTTCTTTTTTTTATTTGCACACGGGGCCGCCGTGCTCTATGCGCTTCGGTCGAACGGATCAAACGGCTTCGGTTTCTTCCGCTCTTTCTTCTTTGCCACCAGCGGGTGCTCCATCAGGAAGTACCGGGTGGCATCGTAGTCGTGGTCCTCCGCGTCAGTATCAATATCCTCGTGCTTTCTGACGCCGGTTCCCTTTGTACTGTACGGCAGGTTCGGCACCGTCCGTATCCAGTCTTCGCATGTGTTGAATATGTACATCCGGGGCTTACCGTCCTCATCGAACCGCAGGCGCTCGTGTATCTCCATCTTACCCGACAGCCGGGTATTGTCTGCCGGGTCGAACACGATGCCCCTCTGCCTCCCATAGAACCCCGGCGCCATTTTGTCCGCGATGCTCTCGCCGTGGCTCCGGTCGAAGATGGACGGGTCCGCCACGCGCAGGATGTGGATGTTTTTCTCCGCTTCTTCCTGCTCGCGTTCGAGTATGCCGTCCATGATCTGCTGGGGTGTGATCTCAAGGCCGGTGTCCGCCTTACGCGGTACACAGCCGTACCACTCTTTGTAGAGGTACACCACGTTGCCGGGCCCCACCGCCCACCACTGACAGGCGAACGGGTCGCTGTAGCCCCAGTCGAACGAGAAGTACCGGGGCCATTCGTCCGGGATGTCGAATGGCTCGATAACATGAGTATTCCGCCGGTCTTTGTAGTGCGCCGGGTCGTTGACAAACTCCTTGAACACCTGACCCTCGAAGGAATCCCAGTCACCGTTAAGAAGCGCCCGCCGGAGAGCCTCCGGTTTCTGTTCGAGCTCGAAAATATAGTCCTCCGTGATGAACGGGTTCTCCGTTGCCAGCGCCGGGATGTACTGCGTCCGCACCATTTTGATCTTGTGTAGCGCCTCGGAGTACACCTTGTGCGTCTGGATGGACATATACGGCCCCGCGTCCACGAACATTTTCTTGACCCAGCCGTGCCCGATGTCTCCCGGGTTGCTGGCGGATCGGACGATAGGCGTGACGCCCAACGACTTCTTTGCGCGTAGACGCGTTTTAAGGAAGTCGTAAATCTCCTGCTCGAAGGATGTCAGCTCGTCAAAGTACAGAAACTGAATTTCGATACCGCGGTACTTGTTTTTATCCGCCACGTTTTCGCAGTGCCGGAATAAAATCTTGCTACCGTTTTTCAGCCGGAACTCATAGTTGCCTGCAATGTATGTACACGCTTCCGTTGGATAGGAGTCCATCGCCTCCTTGATGTCGGTGTCCTTGAGCTCTTGATAGGTCCTACGGAAAATAACCGCGGTCGTTTTCGGGAACGTTGCGCAACGGAAAAAAGCGTCCATCACGAGCGCCTTGGTCTTCCCGCCGCCTGCGGCTCCGCCGAATAGGATTTCGTTCGCGGTTGAAGCATGAAACATCGCCTGCTTCGGAGTCGGCTGGTAGTTGAGAACTACCGTGCTTCCCATGTCTCTATGCACTCCTGTCTGCACCCCGCGCCCGCGTGGGCAGGGAGGCGTTTATGGAGGATGTGGAAGATGAAAGTGAAAACTTTTTTAAAGTGGAAGATGTGGAGGATGAAACTATACTTCTTCTATATATAATTTTTAAATTTCCCATATGCGAAGGTTAGGTTTTATCTTCCACATCTTCCATCGCTAAAAAGTTTTGTCATTTATCCTCCACATCTTCCACTGTATCGGGGCTACCCAAGGTCGGCATACCCTCGATTTTGATCTTCACCGTATTATCGTCTTCGCCGGTTACCATATTCCCGATTCGAGTCAGCATATCATTAGCGGCTTTATTCGCCAGCCAGCCCTGCGAAGAATCCATTTGGGTGGCGATGGTGTGCAGGGCTTTGCCATACCATCTCATCGCAAAATCCTTCAAGAGCTTCTGATAGTACTCTTGGAATCTTGGGTGGTTAATCCAGCCATTGAGCGTTTTCCGGTACTGCTTGACTTTCTTTTCGTCGTAGTTCATTCCGTCAGCAGTGAGGCAGGGGAAACATGCTTTCACGATTTCGTCCTTGTCCTTGCCTTGGAAAAGCATCATAGCCGCGGTGAGCTGGCGAGCGTTGAGCCCGGCCTTCGAGATGTTCGACATGTTCATCACTTCCTTTAAAAAATGAAAATCGACTGGGCTGTCTGTCGCGTCGGGGCGATCAGGTATTGGTTAGTACGGCGGCAGAGCCGCCGGGAGTCTGGCACGATTCGGCCCCCCGGCTCTGCCGGGTGGGGGACCGGGTGCCGGGCTCCGGCTCCGCCGTCTCGCTGTAGGGGGGTAAGGGGGGTCACTACCACTCTACCCCGTCCTATAAGATTGACTGCTACCTATTAGTTACTTGGAGGCTTCGCCTCCGAAAAAAGCGGCGGCGTTTACGCGGTGCCGTGTAATCGCATGCGGCGCGGTGCCTGCGTTTACGCGGTGCCGTGTAAGCGGGCGGCGCTGAGCGGTGCCATTTACATCCGGCGCTGTAATCCGCGGAGCCCGGCGGCGGCGTTTACGCGGTGCCGTGTAAGCGCGGACCCCGGGACCCCTGTCGACGCTCGCGAGCTCAGCTTTGCGGGCATTTTTTCGGCTCAAAACCCGCAAAGCCTTACAGCGCAACGGTTCCAGCCACTTCGCGACCTCGCCCATTTGCCACTATGGCGGCATAGTGTTACCATATGCCACGAAATCCGACGCCGCCACGATGCGGCGCGGTAGAAAGTGAGGTTTTCCCTATGCGTAAAGAAGCTACCATCAACAACAACGTCACCCTGTCCCGTGTTTCCGGTTACCACGATGGAGACCACGCCCGGCGCCTGTATTTCCGCAGTGACCGCGCCATGGTCCTCGACTATGACTATCGCCGCCCGGACGGTCAACCCCTGCGCGGCTATGGCTTGGAGATTGAGAGCGAGTGCTTCGACTTCTCTTCGGACATTCTCGCGGAGCTCTATGACAAAATCATCTTTACCCATTTCCCTGCGGACCTGTTCAAGATGGAGCGCGACGGCTCCCTGTCCGGTGGGCATAATGCGGAGTGCATTACTCAGATTATGACAAAAGCCTTTATCCGCAACCATTACAAAGACTTTAAAACCATGTACGACACATATTTCCCGGCGTTCAACATCTCATGCTCCCGAACCGGGAATTGTGGTATGCACGTCAATGTTTCCAACGCCTGTTTCGGTAAGGACCGCGAGACGCAGGACGACGCCATCCGCAAGCTGTTCTACTTCATCAATCACAATTTCAGCGTCGCATGTAAGCTGTTTGCCCGCGACGAACGCCACACGGGCTATTGTTCTCAGATGTCCTGCGGGACCATCGAGAGCGCTAAGCGCTACCGCCTGACCGGGCGCTATTCCGACCATGGAATCAGCTATAACCTCGGGCATTACGAACAGGGACGCGTTGAGATTCGTCTTGTCGGCGGGCAGTCCGGTTACTACTGCTTCCGTAACACGATGGAAACGGTGTTCTGGCTTGTTGAGCACATCCACACTGTCCCGTGGGAAAAGCTCGACGACATGCGCTATGTGTTCCGCGGTTGCAATCAGTACGTAATCAAGCGCTTGACTGACTGCGGGCTGTCCTATGACGTACTAAATGACATCATTGCCCACAAGAAGGAAGAAGACCTTGAACTGCACACAAACGCCCGCGACTGATTACAGCCCGGAGCGTAAACGGGAGCCCGGAAGGGCTCTCCCGTTTACAGCGCCCGGTGTAAACGCCTGTCGATTACATCGGACGCTGTAAACGGGGGAGCAAACCCCGATAGATTACAGAAAGAGGTGTAAATCCATGGAAAATTATGTGGTCATTTTCATCAGCGGCGGAAAGCTCACACGGGAACAGGTGGAAGCGGATTCAAAGTATGAAGCTATCGACAACCTGCGCGAACGCGTCCCGGTAGACGGCACAAATTGGGTTGTTTACGACCCGGACGAATTGGACGGCTATACATACATCTCGCTTGACGGCGGCGCGTCTATGGCGCGGGTAAAGCGGGATATTGAAGAAACGCTGTGCGCGGCGCTCTGGTACGTATCAGAAGAGGACAGACCGCGGGAACGGGAAGCCCGCCGGGAAGCGATAAACAAACAGCTTTTGGAGCTGTCCTCTTACTACGTGGGCGCGGATTTGCACCTACACGCCATGCGCGGATTACACGCCGTCACGTAAACGCCCGACAGCCGGAAGCCCGCAAGGGCTCCCCGCTTACAGCGCCCGGTGTAAACGCCTGTCGATTACATCGGACGCTGTAAGCGGGGCAAGACCCCGACATTTTACAAAGGGGGATGTAAATCCTATGTGTATCATCGCGGTATCTATGAAGGGAGCCAAACAGCCGACACTCGAACAGCTCAAGAACATGTTCACCAACAACCCGGACGGCGCGGGTTACATGTACGCCCGTAAAGGCGTGGTCCACATCCACAAGGGCTTTATGCTCTGGGAAGACTTCATCCG